TATAGAGATACAATATCTCAACAGACATTATGGAGAAATAAAATGGTAGCAAAAGTACACGAATCATTCGACGCAGGTCAGTTCCTAACAGGTTCACTAGTTCACTTCGGTATCGCATATGACGATGGTGCAGGTGACACAACAGTAAACATGAAAACACTAGTTGAAACAGTTGGTACACGTGCAACTGTTGTAATCCTAGGCGCAGACGGCGCACGTATCGCAGTTGAAAACAACGGCGCATGGGATGCAGCAGGTCTAGAAGCAGCACTAGGTGCAGACTGGACAGTAACAGACTTCGCATACTAATCTTTTAGCGAAAGCTAGATTAAAAAGACCCAGCAATTGCTGGGTCTTTCCTTTTGTAATTAACGTATAAATACTTCTATATAAGATCATGGAGAACTATCATGGCAAGAATTCATGGCGCAGCCCGCGCAGGCGAAAATCTTTCAGGTAATATTAATTTTTATACACTTTACGTAAACGGTGGTCTGGATATCACTGCGACAGGCAGCATTGCAGATCAAACACAGCAAAACTTTGATGACGTTATTAACTTAATCAATCTAGTAGCACAGCCGGTGATTATGAATAACCCAATCGGTGTAGATTTGACTGGTATAGCACCTTCACTAGTAGGTCCGGGTTTCATCTTCAAGTTTGCAGTTGAACACGGTCGTATCTTTGAACGTAATGGCGACCCGGTTGCAGTACTGGGTGAGCTATTTGATGGTGTCACAATTGATGGTATTCTGCTATCAATTGTGACAAATATCGAATTTGCAATGTCAGACCTACTATAATGCCACGCGTTATTGTGGAATAACTCCCTTTTTAATAGTAAGCTAAATCAATAATGCCCCCCAGAGGCCTACGGGCTTCTGGGCTTTATTTTGTGCGAAGATAAATAGACACGTTCTAAATGATAAATACAAGTATCGGCAACAGTTAAATTAAGTGCCTTCGGAGTATATAATGGATATCGACCCAAGACTAGCGCAGTTGGAAACAGAAAGTCTAGAAACGCATGTAGCAGTAAACCATGAACGTTTCAAAGCACTGGATGCAAGTATTGTTCGTGTAGAACATTCAGTTGAAAAACTTGCGAGTGACACAAAAGAACAGTTTAACGAATTAAAGAAAATTGTAGTATGGTCAGCATCAACATTGTTTGGTACACTTCTAATCGCACTACTAACATCAGTATTTAAGGTAATCTAATGCTTATAGAAGAAATCATATCAGAAGAAGAACTAGAGGAAGCGAAACTTGTTTATGCACGTAAGGGTAAAACAATTGTTCGTAAGTACCGTTGTTCTGCTGGTAGATTAAAAGGTAAGACAGTTGCAACTCCGACAGCATGTTTTAAGCCAGTTGATATTAAGAAACGTTTTACACTTGCACGTACAAAAGCGAAAATGGGTTCACGTATTGCAAGAAAGTCAAAGATGACACGAAAGATGAACCCAGCAAGTAGAAGACTAAAGAGTCTAAACAAGTGAGATAAAAAATGAGTTTGAGAAAAGATATTGAAAAAAGTATGTTTGTTGAAATGAAGGGCACCCGCATTGAAAGTATTGCGGAACTAATCGGTGCAGACATTCAAACAACTCAGGCTCGAATGAAAGAATTGGGGTTCAAAGAGTATGTTGATCTTATGAGAGCATTGCGCGACCAAGACGAATACACTGCGAAACAAATCATGGGCATGAGTGATGATGTTGAAGAAGCATACAACATGGGTGGAACAGTAGCACCAGGTCAGATGCGCCAACAGCAACAAGCGGATGCAGAAGACGAAGAATCTTCGATGCTAAGTAAACAAAAGAAAACAATGGCAATGCAACGTTTAGGTCGTAAAAACTTGGGAGGTTCAACTGCACAGCAAGCAGCGGCAGCAGTTGACCAAGCACAACAAGGAAAAGCACTTACCCCAATTCAACGTAAGGCGATGGCAGCACAAGCAGCAAACATGGACGCACTTGCAAGCGACCCACGTACTGCACAGCAATTTAGAAATTTGTTAAACAAGTTAAATCGTTAACTTAGGAGTCCTATTTAATGCGACTAACAGAAGTTTTAGGTGGTCTATATGTTATGATCACAGAAGAAGAAAACGACCTAGTTGTTAAATTCTTCGCTGAAAACGAATATGTGAATGAATCACAACTGTCAGAGCGCGAAGCTCTATTAGCGGACAGCCTTGTGCGCAAGGGTGTTCTTGTACCTACACTACGTGGGTTCAGAATAAACTAACGAAGAGGAAACAAAATGACTGCACCAAGCAGAAAAGACGTAGATGCAATGGCAAACATTCTGAAGGCGCTTAATGGTAATTCTTCAGGTGTCAAAGCAGAAGCAGAAGCAACCCGTTCTGCACAAGCGGCATCTGGTGAAATTGATCTAACTCCGGGCATAGGTGCTACGGACATTAAAGCTATGGAAAACATTCTAAAGAGTTTTCACGGCGCGTCACAGAACGTAGCAAGTAAAGTAGCAACAACAATAAACGAGTCAAAGAGAACTCAAACAGGCGTAGATATCGGACTATACTCAGTGGAGAAAAATGCCGATGAATATTACGACATACGTGATAATCGTACTAACGATACCTTGTTTGAAGATGTACGTCTATATGAAACTGCTTTCATACTTGCAAAACACCTCAATGAAGGTAAAAAAATCAATTCGCCTGAAATCACGAAAATAATTTCTTCTAATGCGATTTTTGAGCAATATTATCATGATGCGATACAACACAAGCGTACATACAATACTGCAAAAACGCGTGGCGATTTTGCAAAGATGGATATTGCAGAAGCAAGATTTGACAAAGCAAAACAAGATGCTTCAATCACAAAGCGTCATATTAAGTCAATATACGAATCCCTAAACAAGTAATAATTAACAAAAAGATAAATACATAATATAAATTTATGTATTGGGGCTAATACCATGAAAAATTCATTTTTTAAAACAAACACAGTTATGATTTCATCACGTATGAATGAGTATCTAAAGAATAACTTCGGTTATGAAATCGAAGGCGACCTCGCTTCCCTACGTGAAGCGAAAGCGAGTCTAGAAGCACAGAAGCGTGACATGAGAGCAGATCATCAGGATCGTGCGTATGTCGAAAACATGCTAATGCTTGAAACAATAAAATCATTACTTAAAGCGCATGTTGCTGAAGGTGAACTGCCGCCAGGACTTAAGGCTTACCAAGATAAGAAAAAAGGTAAGAAAAAAGGTCCGCTAGATGCAGGCAAAGTAGAAGATAAAGTCGAAGAAGGCACAAAACTTGATGAAGTTTCAAATGCAGTTAAAGATCAGTTGGCCAACATTGACTTGTCAATTCGTGATTGGACAAGACGTTGGAAAAATAAGAGTGCTGGCAATCCAAATGATATGAAAGCACCTCAGAAAATCAAGGATCTGAAAGCTCAAAAAGCTGCACTTATGAAAAAGCACGGCATCACAGAAGAAAATGTATCAGAAGCAGCGGAACGTCCTTATGTTTGCGTACATGCTAAAAAAGGTAAACATAGCTGCACAGCAGGATCATCATACGAAGCAGCAAAGAAAGCAGCTAAAGCATGGGGTCTAAAATCAACAGCAGGTATCGATGCTCACCTAGCAGATGTTAAGCATACTGCAACTGAATCAGTACAGCCTAAGGTTGATACAAATAAGAAGAATTATGAAAATTCTTATAAAGCACCAAAGGAATATAAGATGAAAAAGACAAAACTAGAAGAAGGTCTACTAGCACAACTAAATGCGCTTCTAGAAGGTGATGCAGCGGAAGCAGAAATCATAATGGCAGCGCGTGGTATCGTAGACGAACTACAAGACATCATCGAAAAGCTAGGTAAAATTCAAAACGATCAACTTGGTCCTCTAGCAGATGAAATGAGCTATACACACGGTCCTGAACAGGCAGATGCGTTCAAAGCGTCAACTGATGCAGCAATCTCAACACTACTTGATACAGCGCGTCAAACAAAAGACGAAGTAAACAACGCAGTACTAGTTCTAAACGGTCAAGCACCAGCAACAGACATGACAGCGGGTGAGCCTGAACTAGGTGGCGACATGGGCGATGATTTTGAATCAGATATCGAAGTTGATGCAATGGGCGGCGATGAAGCAACATCAGGTCCAGTTGATGACCCACTAGGTCGTGCAAAGAGATAATCATGAAAATTAAAACACTTTTAAGCGAAAACTCAAACTATGATGCGCAGTTACGCAATGACATAAATGCGTATCTTGTTCGCTTAAAGGCGAACGGTATCCCATCAATTGATACCGAGATAATTACACGTGAACTAGAAGATATGGGGTACAGTGTTACCCCAGAATCTTTAGTTGACATTTTGGCTAATAGTAAATACATTCAAAAAGTTACAATAGACACAATTGACCTTGCAGGAGCCCCAAACTCGCAAGGCCAAGATGCGGAGAAGGGCAAAGAGCAAGTTAGAAAGCTCGCTGTTAAGACAGCAAAAAATAGGATGAAATAAATGGCACTAGTCGTTAAAGGTCAAACAAACATTATCTCTAAAAAAGATATGCGTAAAGCAGATGCAGAACGTGCAGCAAAAGCACTAGCAACAAAAGAAGCAAACGCAAAAGCAGCAGCTAAACCAAGAGGAAAATAATATGCCACTGATTGTCAAAGGTCAAACTAACATTATTTCAAAAAAAGAAATGGAAGAAAAGTTAGCAATTGAGAATGACAAAAAGGATCCACTTGAAGGACTTTCTGAATCTCAAAAAGAAATACGAAAAGAAATTCAAGCCGCAAAGCGTCACAGAGAATTCATGGAGCGCGTTGCAAAGAACGAAGTAGAAACTATTGCAACAAGCGAAATCGTAACAGTTGCAAATCAAGAAATTGTAAAATTTTCACTTTCTGACATGCCGCGCGTTGCACTACCAGAATTCGAAACGATGACAAAAGCACAGATCGGTACGTGGGCAGAAGAAAATCTTGGATTAGTGCTTGATCTTAGAAAGTTAAAAGCATCTTTGATCGAAGAACTAAAAAATCACTTGTAATATTCTTTCATTTATAGTATACTTTACGTATGCTAAAAAATGTTTACAAATACGACCCCCTGAGTAGAGTAGTAATCGACGGAAGCCGACACTACCAGACACCGGGGGGTCAACCATTACCAAGCGTCACTACAATTCTAGATGCGCTTAAAGATAAAACTGCACTACTTGAATGGAAAAAACGTGTTGGCGACGAAGAAGCCGCCCGCATAACTAAACTTGCGACAAACATTGGTACGCAAGTTCACTTACACATTGAAAAATACATTCTTGAAGAAAATCGTCCATCTGGGTCGAACCTTATTCATGAAATGGCGAAAGAGTTGTCAGACATTGTTATTAATGAAGGACTTTCCAATGTAAACGAAATGTGGGGGACAGAAGTTCCGCTATATTATCCCGGTCTATATGCTGGTACAACTGACTGTGTTGGTGTATGGAAGGGTAAACAAGCGATTATTGACTTTAAGACTACGCGTAAACCCAAGAAACGCGAATGGATCGAAGACTATTTTCTTCAAGGCGCAGCATATGCGGCAGCCCACAATGAAGTATATGGTACTGATATTAAGACAATTGTTATCATGATGATTGGGTGGGACGCGGAAGCAGATAATCTAGGAAATTATCAAGAATTTGTTGTAGAAGGTGACGAATTTGAACACTATTCCCGTGAGTGGGCATTAAAAGTTCAAGCGTACTTTGATAAATACATGTAATTCAGGAGTTACATGAAATGGCAACAGAAAACGTAAAAATTCTACTAAGACGCGGATTGCGGTCAGAACTAACAAGTGCAGCATTAGACCCATCAGAAATGGGCGTTACATCCGATACAAACCAAGTGTATGTTGGTACAGAAAATGCGATTGATGAAATCATATTTGATCCATTTGCTAATGCACATGCGGTTGTACAGTCTTGGTTGGATTCACCGGATAACCCAGAGCCGGGTCTGTTTATTGAAGAGGACCTAGTTATCAGAAACGTAGAAGACGTTGATGCACTGTTGCTTGCGATGTTCGAAACTGGTCCGTTTAACGTGTCGGAATATGGCAGACCTAGAAAACACGTTGAAGTCTTAACTGAAAACTCCTATACACAATTGTTTACAGAACAGCATTTGACATCACGTGACGCAATTACAGGTCGCCGCCCTAGTCTTTACATGAAAACTCTAGACACGACCGCTGGAACATTTCTAACATATGATAGAGACATATGCACTACATATTTTGTGGACTATTCACTAAAGCAAACAGATGGTGTAGTTACATATGTTCGTGTGGGTACGTTACAGATAATCAATGGTGCACCTCATGGAATAGAACAAGTCAAATTAACAGACAACAACACTGAAATTTGGCAAGATGATAGTGACGGTATCGCAGAGGCAGACGAATTTTCTAACATTTCATTCTTTGCGACACTTGATGCTGACAACATGTATGTAAGTTATACACAGGATGCTGATTTTACAACAGAAATTAGCTATACAATTAAACGCTGGTCAATGTAAGGAAACCAAATGAAAGATACTGCTACTCTATTGTATGAATGGCGGCAACACAGACTAAAATTAAAAGATAATTTTAATGAAGAAAACTTACAGAATGCGATGGATTGGTGGAATGCGTTAAATCCTCGCGCACACGGCTTCGACTTTGATCACTTGGACACTTGGCCTGATGTTTGGGAATATATAACGGAAGGGTTCTATACTGTATCGGGAAACGGACTCGGTATGTTCTACACTGTTTTACATGCAGATGAAACGAAAGACGTAGAAATATGGGCAATACACGATTTGCTAAACACTGATATGTATCTTATCGCAGTAGTTGACGGATATGTACTAAACCGTACGAGTGGTAAGGTTGAAAAGCTAGAAGATGTAAAAAGTGACCTAAACATTTTAGCAAAGCACACAAAAGACGAAGTAATAACAGAATTAAAATACAGCAGAGGCGAATAATGTTAACAGAAACAAAATATAAAGCAAACGATATAGTTACAGTTGCACTAATTACAGGGCAAGAACTTATTGGTAAGTTTGTAAGCGAAAACGAAAAAGAAATAAAAGTCAAAAAGCCACTATCATTGATAGTAGGCCCTCAGGGCGCAGCATTCCAGCCATTCACAATGACAGGTGACAGTGATAACGAAGTATCAGTTCGTATTACTACCGTGGTTTCGGTATTAAAATCGCGCAGTGACGTTGCAACTGCATATTCCGGTGCAACATCAGGTCTAGTAGTACCAGAACAACAAGGATTAATTCTCTAATGGGCAAGCCAGCAGCACGAACAACAGATCCAATCTCCGCACACTCACCTTGCGGTCCTGGCCAATGTGGTGTTGGCTCCCCAACTGTTTTTATTGAAAACAAAATGGCATATTGTGTGGGAGATACTACGTTCCCACACGATTTTCCAGAGCCAGCTGCATTTGGTACATCATGCCGACCGCACACAAGCACTCTAGTAGCTGGGTCGTCTAAGGTTTTCGTCGGCGGCAAGGCTCTAGGTAGAGTTGGAGATGCACACGGCTGCGGCGCCTCTATCACGGCAGGTGCGTCTAAGGTAATAGTAGGTTAAAAATGGCAAGCGAAGCAGAATATGAACGATTATATCAGGAATTTGTTTTAAGAAACGGTGGTACGTATACATTTGATGGCGCAAGTATGACGCCAGCAGAGTACTACAATCTCACTAGCGAGAGCGATTTAACTCCTGAGCAGGTCGCACAGCTAGAAGCGGCACAAGAACAATTTAATAGACAGCAGGCGTTGAATACAATCGCAGCAGAATTAGCAGCAGCATCTTCTGGTAGTGGTGCGACTGCATTCACTAATCCGTACATTTCTGTTTCAACCGTGGGCATTGCAAACTACACTACACTGCAATCTGATCCGGGTTATATCGCGTTGTCAGATGCAACTGCTAATTTGCAGTCATTGGGTAGACTTGATGTTCTGCACCCAACAGTAAGCACTGATGGTTCATTCACTCCAAGTGAACACGGTGCTTATTATTTGTTAGAACAGCCAGATCCTACGATTGCAATGTACAATCAGCTAAGAACTCACACTGATGCACAAATTGCCGATCTTCCAAAGATAATGCAAGATGCAACAAACTTAGCAAACATGAATAAGCAGTTTAGTGAACAAGGTGCAGGTAACAGTTGTGATTTGTTTAATCAGATATTGGGCATTCTAGCGGGTAAGTTTAATATATCATTTGACTTTCTTAATGATATCACCAAAGTAATTAAAGATTTACTTGCGCCAATTACCGATGTACTGAATCAACTTGCATCTGCGGTTGCAGGTGCGATTGATGCTATTCTTGCACCAGTAAAAGCCATGTTTGACAAGATTATGGCAACTATTGGAAACATAGCTGGACAAATTGCAGGATTAGTAAAAGGGATTACAGATCAAATTTTAGGTGAATTGTCGGGATTGCTCAATCTTGCAAATGATCTACTTGCAAAAGCACAAGCATTGATTATGGCTGCGTCTGCATTTGACCCATGCCAACTAGCGGTACTATTGGCTACCGGTAATTCTAATATCACGGGTGCGTTGAATACGTTACTAACACCACTGTCATCCCCTCGACCGGCAGTACCTACAAGCACTGATAGCCGTGCAGATCCATCGACAGTCATGTCAACTGTTGCTGCCGCAGGCAGAGCAGCATTTGCAGCACCTGGCGTACCACAATCTCCAATGACCGCAGCGGCAAAATTATATCAACCTATGAGTGCATACTTACACGCCGCCGCAGCAGAAGTTTCTGGATTCTTGAATAATGCGCTTGGTGATTTACAATCAAATCTCAATATCGGAAATATCATCGGTGGCGCACTTAGCGGAGTGACTGGAAGTAGCACATCTACATCTGGAAAATCATCGGTTGTCACCAACGCAAAAGTAGAAAGTGCGGCATATAGAGATTTTGAAATTGTATTCTTGAACGATTTGCTTTCTAGTAGAAATAAATTAAAAACTCTTAGACTTGAAATGTCTTCTGGCATTAACAACGTGCGTGAAGAAAATTATAGAGACGTACAGGTATTGATGGAATCTTTGCAGAATGAAGAAACAACGATAACAAATCAATTGTCTTATGCACGTGAAAACTTAATTTATACAGCACCTAGTAACGCAAACAAAGACGAAACAAAAGAATCTAAGTGCAAAGAAATATACAATGCACGTATCAAACCAAACGCAACGGCTACAGTTGCACGTTCGGCACAGTTGTTATCTAATACCACAGCGACATGGAATGGTCTTAAAGGTGTATAACGCAAAATAAAATAATTACTCCCAATGATAAATACATATAACATTGGGAGTAATAACAAATGCGTATCGAAGAAATCTTATCACCCGTAGAAGAAGGTGTAAATGATCCCCACATTTTTAAAGCAGTATTCATGGCTGGTGGTCCCGGCTCTGGTAAATCTTTTATTGCCAGCAAACTACTTGTCGGCACAGGTCTAAAAACTGTAAACAGTGATGAAATTTATGAATGGCTAATGCAAAAAGCAGACATGCCACTTGATCCAGAGACAATTGCAAGTCCAAAAGGTCAAGAAACACGTAATCGTGCAAAAGAACTTACAAAGAAGCGTGAAAATCATTATCTTGATGTTCGTCTAGGATTAATCATCGACGGTACTGGTAAAGATGTAGCAAAAGTTTCAAAAGCAAATGAAAAGCTAAAAGAACTTGGCTACGATACAATGATGCTATTTGTAAACACAAGCGAAGAAGTAGCACAAGAGCGCAATCTTCAACGCGCAAGATCAATCCCAAAAGAAATGGTAGCAAAGATGTGGAATGCGGTTCAACAGAACCTTATGAAATTCCAGCAAGTCTTTGGTGCTGCAAACTTCCACGTTGTGGATAACTCAGGTGGTCTGGAAGATCCAGATCGCAAACAAAACTTCATGAATGTTGATAAATCAATCAATAGATTCTTATCAACTCCTCCAAAAATGCCAGCTGCAAAACAGTGGATACAATCACAAAAAAGATAATTGACTTTCTTAACAAAATATCGTATTCTTATATAGAGTGAAGGAGAAAACGATGGCGACAATTAAAGTTACAGATTCAAAAGGTAAAACTTGGAATTGCGATTTTGAAGTTGATGGTATTGTCATAGTAGTTAATCCAATTGGTTATAACAAACAATGGCCATTCAAACTAACAAAAGATAAAACGTTTGTAAATAACGTTAAAGAAGAATTTAAAAAGATGGGCATGACAAAGAATGTTCGTCAATATAATAAAGATAGCGAAGACAGTATTGGGTTCATTGGTGATGGTGTTAAAGAACTTGCCAATGTGTTCAAGAAAAAATCGAAACCGTCATTTAGGGACGTTTTCAAATATTAACAGGGTAGAACATGACAAATTTAATGGATCAACTTGCGTCTTATCGTAAGGAAATCGATCTAGATTTTATAAAGAACACACATGTACATTACTGCACACCATGTTATGGTGGACAAGTTACAGAGCCATTCTTCCGTTCGTGGAGCCGCGCCCATATGATGTACACAAAATACAACATTCCATACTCAGTAACAACTAGTGCCAACGAGTCTCTTATTTCAAGGGCTCGTTGTCACATGGTTGCATATTTCCTAGCAAATCCAAAAGCAACACACTTGATGTTCATCGATGCGGACATCAATTTTGATGCTTTGGACATTTTGCATATGCTACAACACGATAAAGATATTATTGTCGGTGCATACCCAAAGAAAGAATTGGATTGGCGAAATATCTATAAACGTGCAGATATGGGAATTAAAAATGGTGATGAACTAAAAGATGCAGGTGCAAACTATGCATTGAACTTTGAATGGAATTTCAAAGAAGATAATACTCGAAATCTAAAGATTGAAAACGGACTAGTCAAGCTGAAAGACGCAGCTACTGGTTTTATGTTAATCAAGCGTAGTGTATTCGACAGAATGATTGAAGCGTACCCAGAACTATACTTCAATAACGACTTGAACTTAGATGCAGAATTTGCAAAGTGGACATATCTATTTTTCGATTGTATGCACGAACAAGACACCAAGCGTTATCTCTCGGAAGACTATGCGTTTTGTCGTCGTTGGCAAAAAATCGGCGGTGAAGTATGGTTAGATCCACTAGTGAAACTAGATCACGTTGGTCATTACACTTTTAACGGTAATGTCAGTAAGATTTTTCTATCTTCTGATGATACTGATTTGAGTTGACACGAATCGCAAATACAAGTATTATTAAAACATCATAGAAAAGCGGAGAATATATTATATGGGCGTTCTAGAAAAGTTTACCAAAGTTTATGCTAGTAAGCAAGAAGATGAAATGTCAATTGCTGAATACTTAGAACTTTGTAAGACAGATCGGCTTGCATATGCTACAGCGGCGGAGCGTATGCTACAAGCAATCGGTGAACCTGAAATTGTTGACACAAGTTCAGATCCACGACTAAGCCGTATCTTCTTAAACCGTACTATTAAAGTTTATCCAGCATTCAAAGATTTCTTTGGAATGGAAGAAACAATTGAGCGCCTGGTCGCTTATTTCCGACATTCTGCACAAGGTCTAGAAGAAAAGAAACAAGTACTTTATCTTCTTGGTCCAGTTGGTGGTGGTAAATCATCACTCGCAGAGCGTTTAAAAGAACTAATGGAAGTACATCCAATCTATGTACTAAAAGCAGGCGACGAACTATCGCCAATATTTGAAACTCCTCTAGGATTGTTTGAACCAAAGCAGTTCGCAGCAGACCTAGAAGAAGAATATGGTATCTCAAAGCGTTATATCAACGGTCTACTTTCACCGTGGGCAGTAAAGCGTCTTGATGAATTTAGTGGTGATATTACAAAGTTCTCAGTAGTCAAGATGTACCCAAGTAAGTTGAAGCAAATTGGCATCATGAAAACTGAACCCGGTGATGATAACAACCAAGACATTTCATCACTAGTAGGCAAGACTGATATTCGTAAACTAGAATATTTCTCACAAAACGATCCGGACTCATACGCATTCTCCGGTGGTCTCTGCCGAGGCAACCAAGGTATGATGGAGTTCGTTGAAATGTTCAAAGCACCAATTAAAGTGCTTCACCCACTACTTACTGCAACGCAGGAAGGCAACTACATGGGGACAGAAGGCATTTCAGCTATTCCATTCAACGGTGTAGTAGTTGCACACTCTAACGAAAGCGAATGGGAAGCATTCCGCAACAACAAGAACAACGAAGCGTTCTTGGATCGTGTTTACATTGTTAAAGTTCCATACTGCTTGCGCACAGATGAAGAAACACACATCTATGCAAAGATGCTACAGTCTTCTGGTCTAGACAATTCGAAGTGCGCACCTCACACACTTGAAATGCTTGCACAGTTCACAGTTCTGTCACGTTTGAAAGAACACACAAACTCAAATCTTCCAGCGAAGATGCGAGTGTACAATGGCGAAAATCTACAAGATGTTGACCCAAGAGCAAAGACGATGCAAGAATATAAAGATGTTGCAGGTGTTGATGAAGGTATGAGTGGTATTTCTACTCGTTTCGCTTTCAAAATTCTGTCACAGACATTCAACTTTGACACAAATGAAGTTAGTGCAGACCCAGTACACTTGATGTATGTTCTAGAAACCGCAATCAAGCGTGAACAATTCCCAGAAGAAACGGAGCAACGTCTTCTTTCATACATCAAAGACTATCTAAGTGTTCGTTATGCAGAGCAAGTAGGTAATGAAATTCAGAAAGCATATCTAGAAAGTTATAACGAATATGGACAGAACTTGTTTGATCGTTATCTAGATTATGCGGATCACTGGATTCAAAATATTGATTACAAAGATCCCGATACCGGTAACCTCTTTGATCGTTCAATTCTAAATGAAGAACTTGAAAAGATTGAAAAACCAGCTGGCATCGCAAATCCAAAAGACTTCCGTAATGAAGTCGTTAATTGGGTTCTTCGTGCGCGAGTTAAATATGACGGTAACAACCCACCTTGGACTGCATACGAAAAGATGCGTGAAGTTATCGAAAACAAGATGTTCGCAGGAACAGAAGAACTACTTCCAGTTATTTCTTTCGGCAGCAAAAAGTCAAAAGAAGAAGAACAGAAGCACAACGACTTTGTTTCACGCATGATCGAAAAGGGTTATACCGGGCGTCAGGTAAAACGACTAGTAGAATGGTATATGCGCGTACAAAAGTCTAACTAAGGACTTATAATGGCAAACACTATCATTGATCGAAGAAAAAATCCTGGCGGAAAAAGTTCAGGTAATCGTCAAAAGTTCATTAAAAGAACTAAAGATGAAATTAGAAAAAGCATCCACGAGTCTTTAGGCAAACGCAGCATCAAAGGTTCGGGGGACGATCAAGAAGTGGTCATTACTCGTAAAGGTATAAGTGAACCGCAATTCAATCACAAGAGCGATAGCGGTTCACGTGATATTGTTCTCCCAGGAAACGAAGATTTCGTAGAAGGGGACTTGCTACAGAAACCAAAAGGTGGAGGCTCTGGTGGAGGCTCTGGTGAAGGGAAAGCAAGCAATGAGGGCGAAGGCGAAGACGAATTTGGTTTTGCTCTCAGCAATGACGAATTTATCAATATACTTTTCGAAGACCTAGAACTTCCTCACATGATTAGCAAAGAGAACAAAACAGTAGAACGTTTTGAAATGTCTCGCAGTGGCTATACCAATGAAGGTAACCCCGCACAGCTAAATCTAGAACAGAGTATGATTAATTCAATGGGTCGTAAGATCGCATTGAAAACGCCAAAGCTACGTAAGATACGTGAACTTGAAGCGATACTTGAAACTGAGGAAGACGAAGATAAGCGTTTAGAACTTGAAGAAGAAATTCGTAAACTACGAATTCGTGCAAATTCGGTAGCATTCGTTGATCCAGTAGATTTACGTTACAATAACTTTTCCAAGAAACCTAGACCTACTTCACAAGCTGTTGTGTTTTTTGTTATGGACGTTTCTGCGTCTATGACAGAGTTTCATAAAGAACTTGCAAAACGCTATTTCATGCTATTGAACTTGTTTATTTCTCGCAAGTATAAGCGAGTAGAATGTGTGTTCATTAGGCACCACATTACTGCACGTGAATGTTCCGAAGAAGAATTCTTCAATCTCAGGGAAAACGGTGGTACAACCGTAAGTAGTGCATTTGAACTTGCGAAAGATATTCTTAAAGATAGGTATTCGCCAAATGAGTGGAACATCTATTTCGCACAAGCAAGCGATGGTGACAACTGGAGTGAAGACAACGAAAAATTGAAGAATATTCTGTCAAAAGATATTCTACCAATCACACAGTATTTTAGTTATATTCAGGTTGGTGAAATGCGTAAAGGTAGCTATTACGCGTCTGGTAACCTAATTGACGAATACAAGAAGCTAGAAAGCACACACAAAAATCTCATATCTAAGTATATTGAGAATAGATCAGACATCTATCCAGTATTCCGAGAAATATTTAAGAAACAGGACGCAAAAGCTAAATGAGTAATCTACTATACACCGGTACACATTGGGACTTCGACAAACTTTATAGCGTCATGGATGCGTGTGAAGAAATCGCAGTCAACGATATGGGACTAGATTGCTTCCCAAACCAAATTGAAATTATCACAGTAGAACAGATGCTTGATGCTTACAGCAGTGTTGGCATGCCGCTAATGTATAATCATTGGAGTTTTGGTAAGAGTTTCATCGGAAACATGCAACAGTATCGCAAAGGCCACATGGGCCTTGCATACGAACTTGTTATTAATAGTAATCCTTGCATCAACTATTTGATGGAAGAAAACTCTATGACTACGCAGGCACTTGTTATTGCACATGCTGCATTCGGTCACAATCACTTCTTTAAGAACAACTATTTGTTCAAGCAGTGGACATCGCCTGATGCCATTGTAGATTATCTTGTATTTGCTAAAAATTATATTCGTGAATGCGAAGAACGTTACGGTGAAGCACTCGTTGAGGAAACTCTTGATGCTTGCCACGCAATTCAATATCAGAGTATTAACAAGTATAAGCGTCCTACGAAGTTGAACGCAAAACTTGAAGCAGAAAAACAACGTGAACGTAGTCAATATCTACAATCGCAGGTGAATGACCTTTGGAGAACAGTACCAAAGAAAGAAGAAGATAAGAAAGCAGAAAAACGAGTATGGCCAAGTGAACCAGAAGAAAATCTACTTTACTTCTTAGAAAAGCATTCTCCGGTACTTCGTCCATGGCAACGTGAGATTTGTCGCATTGTTAGACGTATTGCACAATACTTCTATCCGCAATATCAAACAAAAGTTATGAACGAAGGTTTTGCAAGTTTCACGCATCACTACATCTTCAATGAACTTTATAATCAAGGAAAAGTTGACGATGGTGCGATGATTGAATTCTTCAAATTGCACAGTGCGGTGTTGTATCAACCAAACTTCAATTCAAAGCATTACAGTGGATTCAATCCATATGCTCTTGGATTTGCAATTCTAAAAGATGTACAACGTGCATGTGAGACACCTGACAAAGAAGATGAAGAATGGTTCCCACATATTGTCGGAACTGATTGGCGCGAAACTATTCGTGACATTGTTGCGAATTATCGTGACGAAAGTGCAATTCGTCAATTCTTAGGTCCAAAAGTAATTCGTGATTGGAAATTGTTCACTCTGCACGATGAAGAATATTTTGACAACTATGTTGTTACAAGTATTCACAATGAAAAAGGATATCGTGATGTTCGTAAGAGTCTTAGCGCACAGTACGAAACAGCAGCGATGATTCCAGATATTCAGGTCACGGAAGCAGATATCACAGAAACACGTGAGTTGACACTTACTCACCACAGTTATCAAGGTCGCAGATTGAATAAGAAAGATGCAGATCAAGTTCTTATCAATATTCAAAAGCTGTGGGGATACGATGTTAGATTGTACAGTATGTACAACGATGAAACGTTAGATGTATATGAATGTAAACGTCTCATAAAATAATAATAAAAGCCGCTTCAAAGAGCGGCTTTTATTTTTATCCAAAAATTATGTTCTAGTACTGGTATGGCGAACAACCAAGGTTTTTTATTTGGTAATGAAATAAAATCCCATTCTTCATCATTATAAGGCCACATTAGTCTCTCAAACTTTTAACTTGCATCATGCAGTTTTTTGCTTCTGCATGATATCCTAGACGGGTTAGCTCACGTGCTGCACGTGCGTATCCTAGAATTTCAAATGCAATCTTTACTCTATGCCAAAATGATGGCTTATTGGAAATAGATGTCATAGTTTTACTCCAGATACTGGTTGTTTACCATTGATTAGTTTGTAGTA